GGCGCCGCCGAGAGCGCGGCGTTCTACTGGGCCGCCAACGGCTGCAACGAACTGGCCGACGCTGACGCGCTGGACAAGTGCCGGCAACGGATCAACGGCGGCCTGATCGGCATAGCGGACGTGCGCGAGCGGTATGTTAAGGCGCTGGGTTTGTTGACGTAAGCAGTTCCCGCCGCTCGCGCATGGCGCGGAGCGCGGTGAACCGCTGGTGCATACGGATCATCAGGGTGGTGCGGCGCTCGCCCTGACGTTCTTCTTCGATTAGGTTGGCCAACTCGTCTTCGCGCAGGCTGCTCAACCGGGCGTTCAATTCCCGCCAATTCATTCTTTCGGTCCCTTCAGTTCGTCCAAGGCCATGTCTGATATGGCGCGTTTGTCATAAAGCCCGGCCCATATACGCTCGTCAATGGTTTTGTTGCAGAGCAGGACATAGACCCAAACCGGCGCGGTCTGGCCGCCGCGGTGCAGCCGCCCGACGACCTGCTCGTACAGTTCGAGCGACCACGGGATCGACATCAGCACCATCTTGTTGCCGCCATACTGGAGGTTCAGCCCGTGCCCGGCCGACTTGGGGTGGATCAGCAACAGTTCGACCTTGCCGGCGTTCCACCGGGCGATGGCGTCGGGGTCGTCAATCGTCACGGCGTGGGGGTAGCGCCGGCGCAACTCGGCCAGTTCTTCCTTGTAGTTGTACACGACGATGGTGTTGTCGCGCTGGTTCCCCTCTAAAATATCGTGCAGCAGGTCGAATTTGTGGTAAGAAAACCAGACCGCCTCCTGAATGGGCGTAAATTTTCCGGCGATCTCATGCGCTAGGCTCTGGCTATTGTAGACGAACCCGCTGGACATCTGCTGTAGTTTGCTGGTGACCGCAGCGGCTGACAGCGCCGTGATCTGCTGGCCGTCCAACTGCACCAAGAAGTCCTTCTTCATCTGCTCATACGGCAGCCGGTCGGTCATGTTGCAGCGCATCTCGACCACGTTCAGCGGCGGCAGCTTGTCTTGGTACTCGCCTGGCTCCAGCACGAATGTGGCCGGCCGAATGGCGTCCATGACCGCCGCCAGCGCGTCCTTGCGCGGCGCCCACTCGCCATATTCGCGGTTGATGCAGACGAAGTACTTCTGCAAGAACGCGCCCTTGGACCGGCCCAGCAGCGCCTGGTCCACCATCTTGCACTGGCCAAACACGTCCTCAAGACCGTTGCTGGTGAAGCTGCCGGTCAGGCCCCAGCGGTACTTGAACCAGCCGATGATCTTCTCCAGCGCCTTGAAGCGCTTGCCGGCGGGGTTCTTGAGCCGGGTCAACTCGTCAAACACGATGCCGTCAAACGGCCCGATCCCGCCGGGGATGCGTTCAATGTTGTCGTAGTTCGTCACCACCACCTGCGCGTCACCCGCGAAGGCGTCCACGCGCTGCTTAGGTGTCCCGACGGCCACAGCCACCTTCATGCCCGGCGCCCACTTGGCCGCCTCGACCGGCCAGACATCCGTGCAGACGCGCTTCGGCGCCAGCACCAGCCAGCGCTTGACGTGCCCGTCGGCCAGCATGGCCTGCATGGCCGTCAGCGTGATAGCCGTCTTGCCCGCCCCCACCGGGGCCAAGATCATCGCGCGGTCGTGCGCGTAAAGGAAGTCGGCGGCGGCGTCTTGGTAGGGTCGCAGTTTCATGAGCGCACCTTAGCGATGGCCCACACCCACACTGCGCCGCCAAGCACTTTCGCCGCGAACTGAAGCGCGATGATTTGCGGCATAAGCACACCAAAGGCCAACGTGGGGAACACGATTGAATCGACGGCCGCCCCCGCTGCGTTAGACGCATTCGCGCGCAAGAGCCAAGACCCTCGCAGCCTTGCAAACACCGCCCAATCCACAAGCGCCGCGACCGTAAACGCGGTTGCCGAAGCCACGGCAATGTGAGCGGCGGAAGGGTTCAGCACAAACGTGAGGGCGCCCGCGCCGGCTATGAGGGCGCCCATCTGCCATACTTTTAGGCGCACATGCAGCCAATCGCGAAGCGCTAGGTCTAGGCCGATAAACAAGAACGCATTTATCGGCGACACCCAAGGCCCGAAAAAGGCTATTGATAGGTTGGCCGCGGTCATGGCCGTGGCGTACACGCTGATAGCGACGTAAAGCATATTCACCCTCCAAAGGTATATGTGGTTGGCGCGTTGTGCGCCTCTATGCGGGCGCGCATGATCTGCGCCCGCGCCTCCTTGGTCGGGGGCAAGTAGTGCCCTTTTGACCAATTCTTATCGATGCCGACGTTTCGGCCTATGTTGGTGGAATCAGCGCTGGCAAACGGCAGGCGCGTAAACACGCTAGGGTTCAACATCCTAAGCCCGTGCAGCTTGCACAGCGGCCGCCCCGATGCGTCACACACCGCCGACATGGCTTGGTCAATACGCGCCCACCAGGCGGCGTTTCCGACCACGGCGTACTCGCCTGAACTGCCTATGCAGACCCTCGGGTATTGATTGGCCAAGCGGTCCAAGCGGTCTAGCGTTTCGTGCATGTGCCACACTGGCGCGCCAAACCACAGCGGCAACGGCCATTCATCCAGCAGCGCGTCATTCGCTGCCTCATCCCCGTCTATGACATCGGGGATGACCGCGAAATCGCATGACGGGATGCGCCGGCAATCCTCGGCCCAACTGTAGAAAGGGCGCCAATCTTTTACCGGGTTGCCTGCTTTCCACGCGGAGAACGCGCCGTTGTCTATCGCAAAAGATTGGCAGACGCTCACGGCCGCGCCTAACTGCCCGGCGTGGGCAAAACTGACAAAAGCGTGGCCCGCGCTTATAGCGTGTGTCGCCGCCGTCGCAGGAGTGATAGGTAACCCGTGATAGTGGATCATAATTTGTCGGCCCAGGCGTCTACCTGCTCCTTCGTCCAGAGGCAGGCATAGCGCTGCCCCAATCGTTCCATTTCCTGCGCAAATACCTTCTGCAACGGCGCCAACCGCCCGCCCTTGGTCTTCAACTCTATGAACCAAGTCTGGCCGTTTGGCAGGCAGACCACCCGGTCCGACACGCCGCGGTGGTTGGTTGACTTGAACTTGTAGGCCACGCCGCCCATACGGACGACGTGCCAGACCAAGTGCCGCTCTATTTCGCTCTCACGCATAAAATTCTTTTACCCCCAATTTAGGACTTGTGCAACAGGTTCTGTTGCGATATACGGATGCCACACACTTCGAGGGAAAGTCAAATGGCACCACATTCCAATATCGTCGGCGGGTCGACCGCCAAGCGGGTCATCGCCTGCCCGGCCAGCGTCAAGCTGGCGCAGCAGATGCCGCCCAAGCCGTCGTCCAAATACGCCGACGAAGGCACCCTGCTGCACAACATCATGGACGCGGTGTTGATGGACAACCGCAAGCCGGAAGAGTTCATCGGCAACGAACTCAACGGCGTGGTCGTGACCGCGGAACTGATTGAGGCCAAGGTGACGCCGGCGCTGGCTGCGCTGGACGAAATCGACCCTGACAAGCGTATGGACTACGAATGCGAAACCATCGTGGGCTTTGGCGACGCCCTGCCCGACGTGTTTGGCTCTGCCGATCTCATCGGCCGCATCGGCAGCCGCGCCATCGTGCTGGATTGGAAGTTCGGTGACGGCGTTGACGTGCCGGTGGAAGAGAACCCGCAGGCCATGTTCTACGCTGCGGCGGCCATGCGGACGCCTGACGTGCAGTGGGCCTTCCTTGGCGCCAGCGAGATTGAATGCGTCATCGTCCAGCCGACCGCCCGCACCCCGGTCAAGCGCTGGGTGACCACGCCCGACCGCATCCGCGCCTTCGAGCGCGACCTGTTCGCAGCCGTCAGGGCGGCGCTGGGGCCGAAACCTGCCATGGCCGCCGGCGACCACTGCCGCTGGTGCCCGGCCAAGCCGATCTGCCCGCTGCTGACCGGCAGCGTCGACCGGGCGTTGCAGGCGCAGATCAAGGCGCTGGACGCGCCGCTGATCGGCGAGATGCTGACCAAGGCCGACCTGCTGGAGCAGTGGATCACGGACCTGCGGGCGCTGGCGTTTCAGATGTTGCAGGCAGGCGGCACGGTGCCCGGCTACAAGCTGGTGCCGAAGCGCGCCACCCGGCAGTGGGTCGATCCCGAGAAGGCGCGGGCTGCGCTGGAAGACCTCGGGCTTGACCAGACAGAATTGATGGAGACAAAGTTGTTGTCGCCCGCGCAGGCCGAGAAGGTGCTGAAGAAGCACAAGCTGGCCATGCCCGACGACTTGATTGTCGCCATCTCATCAGGTGACACGCTGGCAACCGAGGATGATCCTCGCCCAGCGTCGTTACAGATCGGCCGTCAGTTGACGGCTGCTCTTGGTAAACTCTCGTAAAGGAACGGTAAAATGAACGAAGTCGCGAAATTCGGTAACGCTAACCTCCCCTCCGTGCAATCGCTGGCGCAGTCCCTGCGGTCGCTGGACACCGGCGTGGGCCTTGGCAATACGGTCATCCTGAAGATGGACAAGACCGGCCATTGGGTCTTCGGCGCTGACCAGACCGAAGTTGAAGACGACAGCACTTGGGCGGTTAACCCGTTCTCCTTCACCCATGGCTTCATCGCGTGGGGTGACGGTGACGTGCTGGGCGAGAAGATGGTGCCGGTATCGCATCCCCTGCCGGAACTGGAGCCTGCCCCGGCTGGCTCCAAGCGCGGTTGGGAAACGCAGGTGGGCATGTCCCTCCAGTGCATGAGCGGCGAAGACAAGGGCATGGAAGCCCGCTTCTCGACCACCTCGGTGGGCGGCAAACGCGCCGTGCAGGTGCTGGCGCTGGCCATCGCCACGCAGGTGGAGAAGGATCAGTCCAAGCCGGTGCCGGTGGTGCGCCTGAAGAAGGAACACTACACCCACAAGTCCTACGGGCGCATCTACACGCCTGTGTTCGACGTGGTGTCGTGGGTGAGCCTTGAAGGCCCTGCCGCTGCGGAGCCTGAAGCCGAGGCGGAAGCCGAGGAAGAGGCGCCCGCACCGGCCGAGACGGGTCGTCGCCGTCGTCGCGCGGCCTGAGAAGGAATGGCCCTCGGCGCAAGCCGGGGGCCTTTTTGTGGGGGTGTCATGAAGCACGTTGTAGGTTTGAGCGGCGGCAAAGATTCGACCGCGTTGGCGCTGCGGCTGGCTGAAATAGAGCCGCGCGACTACGAATACATCTGCAACGAAACAGGCAACGAATTGCCCGCGATGCAGGACCATTGGAAAAAACTGGAAGAATTGCTGGGTAAACCCATTGTGCGAGTGCGGCACACAAAAGACCTTGAAGGCACCATTCGCCAGATGAACATGCTGCCAAGCGTGTTTGCGCGGTGGTGTACGCGAGTTTTGAAAATCCAGCCGACGATTGCGTATATGGAAAACCTACCGCCTGGTTCGGTTCTGTATGTCGGCCTGCGAGCCGATGAAGAAGAACGGAAGGGTCTGTTTGGGGAAGACATCACAATCCGTTTTCCCATGCGGGAGTGGGGTTGGAAGGAAGCCGACGTGTGGGCGTATTTGGACAAGCGCGGCGTCTGCATTCCCGCGCGCACGGACTGCGCTTGGTGCCCCTACCAACGCCTTGGCGAATGGCGTGACCTGTATCAGAACTATCCTGACCTGTGGGCGCAAGGCGTTGCGCTGGAAAAGGAAATAGGCGCGACGTTCCGCAGTCCCGGCCGCGACACTTGGCCGGCGGACATGGAGGCCCTTGGCCGCGAGTTCGCCAGCGGCAGGCCATTACGCGCGTTTAAGCGCAATCAGACGTGCCGGGTATGCTCCCTGTGATCCTCTGGCTTGACTTCGAGACCCGCAGCCGCTGCGACCTGACCAGCGCGGGCGTTTACAACTACGCGCAGGACGGCAGCACCGAGGTGCTGTGCATGTCCTACGCCTTCGACGACGAGGACGTGGTGACCTGGCAGCCGGGTCAGCCTTTCCCTGACCGCGTGGCGCAGCACCGGGGCCAGATACGCGCCCACAACGCTGCCTTCGAGCGGCTGGTCTTCTGGTATGTCTTGGCGCCCGAATACGGTTTCCCCGAGCCGGCGCTGGAGCAGTTTTATTGCACCGCAGCGCAAGCGCGGGCCAACTGCGCCCCCGGCAGTCTGGAGGACGTGGGGCGCTTCGCCGGCGCAGGCATGAAGAAGGACCACCGCGGCGCCCAACTGATCCGCGCCCTGTCGGTCCCCAAGCCTGACGGCACCTTCCGCGAAGACGCGGCGCTGCTGGCTGAAATGGTGGCTTACTGCGAACAGGACGTGCGCGCCATGCGCGCCGTCAGCAAGGCCATGCGCGACCTGTCTGATGAAGAACTGGCCGACTACCATGTGAACGAGCGGATCAACGACCGTGGGGTGCTGGTGGACACCGCGCTCTGCGCGGCGGCAGTGCGCTATGCCGAGCAAGAACTGATCGAGATTGAGCAGACCGTGCGCGAGGTGACGGGCGGGGTCATCACCAGCGTCAGAAGCCCCAAGATGCGTGCGTGGGTCGAACACCGGGTGGGCGCGCAGGCGCGCAAGCTGATGACCGTCTGGAAAGACGGGGTGCCCAAGGTGTCGATCGACAAGACCGTGCGCGCCAACCTGCTGGCGCTGGCCGATGAGAACGCCGACGAGGTGCCCCCTGACGTGGCCGAGGTGATCCAGTGCGCCGACGACCTGTGGGCCAGCAGCGTGGCCAAGTTTAACCGCGCCGCCGCGCTGGCCGACGCCGAGGACCAGCGGGTGCGCGGCGCGTTTGTCTTCGCTGGCGGCGCTGCCACGGGCCGGGCCAGCAGCTACGGCTTGCAGGTCCACAACTTTCCGCGCAAGTGCGCCGAGGCGCCCGACGACGTGCGGCAGGCCATGGTGCGCGGGCACCAGATCGTGCCGCGCTACGGCAAGCGCGTCACGGACGTGTTAAAGGGGATGCTGCGCCCTGCCCTGCTGCCGTCGCCCGGCAAGGTGCTGGTGGCGGCCGATTGGTCGGCCATCGAGGCGCGCGTGAACCCGTGGCTGTCCGGTGCCGGCGACGACAAGCTGGAACTGTTCCGCACCGGCAAGGACGTTTACAAGGTCAATGCGGCTGCGACCTTCCGCGTGGCCATGGACGATGTCACCAAGGACCAGCGCCAGGTCGGCAAGGTGCAGGAGTTGGCCTGCGGCTTCGCGGGCGGCGTGGGCGCCTTCGCGGCCATGGGGCGCGTCTACGGCGTTCACATGCCGGAGAGCGAGGCGCAGCGCATGGTGGACGCGTGGCGCCGGGCGAACCCGTGGGCTGTGCCGTTCTGGCAGGGGCTGGAGGCCGCCTACACCCGCGCCATGCGGAACAAAGGCCACGAGTTCAGCGCCGGGCGGGTGACGTATTTGTTTGACGGGGTGCATCTTTGGTATGCGCTGCCCTCTGGTCGTGTGCTATGCTACCCTTTTGCGAAGCTAGAACCGGATGGGGTCACCTATGCTAAAGCCTCATGGAAGCCCGGCGCGGACGCTACCGAGTGGCCGCGCGCCCGCCTGTGGCGCGGGCTGGCCTGCGAGAACGTCACGCAGGCAGCGGCCCACGACCTGCTGCGGCACAGCCTGCGGCGGCTAGAGGCGGACGGGCAAGACGTGGTGCTGCATGTGCATGACGAAATCGTGGTCGAGACGGCAGACCCCGAGGCTACCGTCGCCGCTATGGAGCGGGCGATGTGTGTGCCACCGAATTGGGCGGGCGGCATCCCGCTCAATATCGAGGCCGAAGTGATGACGCGTTACGGGAAATGAGGAGGGAAAGATGGAGTTCTTAGAGTTTCTGGAAAGCCTGGCGCCGCAGCGGGAGACGCTGCTGGTGGTCAGACAGAAGCCTGTCATGCGCGAGGGCGTGCAGGTGCTACACGCGGACGGGTCGCCGAAATACACCTGGCCGGCGTTCCTGCCGTCCAAGCGGAAAGGGGAGGGGGCTTGGTACGCCAACACCGGCTCCTTCATCTTGGAGCGGTTCAAGGACGGCCAGCCGTCGGCCTCGTCGGCCAATTGCGAATATGTGCTGGTGATGATGCTGGACGACGTGGGGACCAAGGCCAAGGTGCCGCCCCTGCCGCCGACGTGGATCATGGAGACCAGCGAGGGGTCGTTCCAATGGGGCTACGCCTTCAGCGACCAGCCCACCAAGGGCGAGTTCACCGCAGCCATGGACGCCATCGCGGCGGCTGGCTACACCGATCCCGGCGCCACCAACGCGGTGCGGAACTTCCGCCTGCCGGGCAGCGTGAACCTGAAGCCCGGTCGTGGTGAGTTCAAGGCGCGGCTGGTCGAGTTCCACCCCAGCCGCGAGTTCACCCTGCCGCAGATATGCGAGGCGCTGGGCGTGGCGCCTGCTGCGGCTGACACGGCAGCGCAGCGCGCGTTTAAGCTGCGCGACACGGGTAAGGACAGCGTGTTGGCGTGGCTGAACGATCAGGGCCTGGTTCTGTCTGGCGTCAACGCCGAGGGCTGGTTGGGCGTCGTGTGCCCCAACCATGCCGAGCATACCGACGGCCAGATCGGCGCCCGCTACAAGCCGCTGGATCGGTCCTTCTGCTGCTATCACGGCCACTGCGAGCATCTGGACACGCGGGCCTTCTTGGGCTGGGTGGCTGACAACGGCGGCCCGCGCGTCACACCCGGCCTGCGCGATGAGTTGCTGGCTGAACACATGGCCCGCGCCATGGACAAGCTGGCGCCTACCGCGGAATACCCCGATCGCGCGGCGGAGATCATCGCCGAGGTCGATCGGAAGGAAGCCAGCCGGGTCCAGAAGTCGCAGTGGTATGAGCGCTTCGCTTACGTCGTGTCGGATGACAGCTTTTTTGACCTGCAAGAACGCCGCGAGATTACCCGGTATTCCTTCAACGCCCTGTTTCGGCATGTGCCCTGCAAGTCGATCCACAACGCCCGCAAGATCGAAGCCGCCACCTGTTTCGACGAGAACCGCCAAGCCATGGGCGCGCGGGTGCTGGAGGGCGTCACCTACGCCGCCGGCGAGAGCGTGCTGGTCACGCGCAATGGCGTCGTCTATGGCAACCGCTGGCGCGACGGCCGCCCCGACGTGTCGAAGGTAGGGCTTGAGGACATCAGCATCTGGCAGCAGCATTGCCGGCGGCTGGTGCCTGACGAGGCCGAGTTGAACCACCTGTGGGACATCATGGCCTTCAAGACGCAGAACCCCCGCGTCAAGATTAAC